ACCTATGCCTTTGAAAGGGTGTATAGTAATCCTATTGGGTAACAATATAAAGGTTTTATCTTTGAGTACCGATAACACATTTCATATAAATATGCCAGCGGAATTAGTTAAAGCTGATGATGGAGAGTGGAAAATCAGGGGCTTAGCCTCAACAGCATCTCGCGATAGACAGGGAGAAGTCCTGTTACAAACAGGAATAGACCCGACTCCCATAGATGAAGGCAGGGCTTTCTTTAATTGGGACCATCAAAAAGGTATTGAGAATATTTTAGGACCTATAGATTCTTATAAACATACTTCGGACGGACTCGTCTTAGAAGGTAGATTGTTCAAGAATCATTCCAAAGCAAAAACTGTATATGAAATAATGAGTTCTTTAGGAAAATCAGATATTGGAAAAGTTGGACTTTCAGTGGAAGGGAAGATTTTAGAAAGAGGTGAGGATGGTAAAACTATCAAAAAATGTCAAATTAACGCATGCGCCTTAACTCTCAATCCCGTGAATACAGACACTTATGTGGATTTTGCAAAGTCTATGTCAGCAGCAGCCTTGAGTTTTGAAACAGAAACTCCCCCAAAAGGAGAAGAACTTCCCGCAGGACACTTTTCTCCGGAAGATGTATCTAAGATAATTAAAGCCCTATCTGTGGGTTCTGGCTATGCTGACAAAACTCCTTCAGAATTATCAGGGGGAGAGGCGTTAGCCCAAGAAGACTTGGACAAAAAAACAAAAAAGAAAAAATTGAAAAAAATGTCTAAAACTATGTATAAGTCGTCAATGGTTGAAATAATCAATAAACTTCAAGAGTTATATCCAAATAACAGTCGAACTGAACTTTGGGAAGCTTTTAAAGACCGACTTCACACCAAATTCCCAGAGATTAGCGAAAATTAATTTGTGATATTATTTAATTACACTTAGCTCAATTTGAGCAAATTTTGGAACATGAAAGGTAAAAAACATGGAAGAAAAGGGACGTAGAGGAGCACCTAGTGAGTTCCGAGATACTATCGCTAGAGGCTCAACTGAGCAAGCTATGCTTATAAAGCAAGACGAACTAATTGACCTTCTCAAGAGTTTGATGGCAAAGTTAGATGCAGACGCTGGAGTCACTGACACTGATTACGCTGCTACTTTGACTGACCTTCTTGAAAAAGTTCAACTTAAATAAGAGGGGATTATACTAATGAAAGACGATTTGATTAAATCAATTGACGGTCTGATTGACGATCTTTTCTCAGAAGATGAAGCAACTGTAGAAAAATCAATGATTAAAGACCATAAGCCTCAGGATGAGACTGCTGACGAAGCAAAAGCTAAGACTCCTGGTTACGGTCAAGACGATGACAAGCGTGGTGCTGGACGTCCTAAGCAAATCAGCGATGTTCCTAAAACTGACACTGATGGCAAAAGAGCTAAAGATTACGACGATGCCATTGCTGAAAAGAACGAAAACGGCAAAAAGAAAGAAGATGACCAAGTTACCCCTCCAAAAGACATGAAAAAGTCAGATTCTGAAGAAGAAAAAGTAATCCTTAAAAGTGATGAACTAGACCGAACTACGACCCTTACTAAGTCTGAGTGGGAAGAATTCAGAACATGGAAAGCAGAAAAGCAAGAATTAGCAAAATCTGAAGAAATGAAAAAGGCTGAAGCAGCTCAAGCAGACCTAATCAAGTCCGCTGTCTTAGAGGCAACTAAAGGTCTTAAGGAAGAGAATGACGCTCTTAAGAAGTCTTTGGAAGAGCAAGGTGAGTTAATTAAAGCTGTAGCAAACAAGCCACAGCGTAAGAAATCAGTAACTAACATCGAAGCATTGGAAAAGTCTGGAAGCAAGAACTCTAACCAACCAAGTGCAGCAGAGCAAAAAGCGGTAGCACTTGATGTGGCAGAAGAGCTTGTAAAGTCTGGTAAACTTTCCCTTGAGCATGCGGTTGAATTAGAAAACACTGGCTTCATTTATGATGCAGAGCCAAGAAGAGTTCTTGAAGTAGAAGTTAAAAAAGAGTTAAATAAGCGATATCGTTAAGATAAAGCAAAAAGGGTAGTGTCCCTATAGATAAAACCATTTTTTTTTTATTTTTTAGGAGTTAGAAATGACACAAGAAGCAAGTTTGAACAACCAAACCCTCACTGGTTTCGGGAGTCATACTGCACAAGAGGTAGAAGAGCTACAAAAAGCACTATCTGTAGGTGACGAGTATGCAACCCAAACCCCAGGCCAGTTAACTGGTGGTGCTGCTTTAGCAGTAGAAGACCTTGACCGTACTCTTAAGTTGGTCACTCACTCAATGGAACATCTTCGCTTGTGGAAAGATGTTATCAAGCAAAAAGTCGGACAAACTGTCCATGAATTCAACATCCAGAACAGCTATGGTGCTGAAGTTTCTCCATTCTTTCAAATGGGTGGAACTCCAACTGCTACTGACGCTCAGTACAACAGGGATGTATACGTTGTCAAGTACCTCGGTACTCAAGGCAGCGTAGAGCATAACTTGACTCTTATTCAAGCTGCTCATGGTCCAGTTGTTGCAAGAGAAGTTAAGAACAAGACGATCGAACTACTTGCACGTAACGAGCGTTCTATGTTTGAAGCAGACGAAAGCATCAACGCACTAGAATATAACGGAATTGACCGTTTAATCAGAACTAAAGAGCAAGAAGCTCAGTATAAGTCAACAGCATTCGCAGGTTACGAGATTGCTTCTAGCGATGACACTGTTATTCTGGACGCTAAAAATCTTTCTGACGGAATCCTTGATGAAGATCTTTGCGAAGATTCTTGTCTACGAGCTGTTAACAACTTCGGCATGCCAATGGACATGTACCTAGCAACTGACGTTCACTCTGACTTCTCTAAAGCATTCTATGCAAAAGAGCGAGTAAGACCTGGCGACAGAACTGCTGCTGGTTACTTGGTTCCTGAGTTCATGGGAACTTTAAACTTCAAGTTTAAGCCATCTCTTTTCAACAGAGCTAGAATTTCTCCTTTAGCTTCAACTGTTTCTGCTTCTGCTGCACCAACAATCGCTAATGGCGCAAGTCCTGCTGATGCTGCTTCTAAGTTCACTGCTGCTGACGCTGGTGACTATGAGTATGTAATCTCAGCTGTTTACGCTGACGGTGAGACTGTTGCAAGTGCTGCTCAGGTTGTTTCAACTGTTGCTGCTGGCGACAAAGTAACTATGGAAATCACTTATGCAGGTGCTCCTCTTTACTTCAACATCTTCAGAAGCCCTAAAGATGCAACTGGTGAAAATCGTTGGATTAAGCGTATCGCTCCTGGCGGATCTGGTAACGCTCATGACATCGACTTCAACGAAAGAGTTCCTGGAAGTTCAAGAGCTTACTTGATGATGCATGATCCTGACGTATTCTGCTGGAAGCAGCTTGGAAGCTTGATCAAGTACGACCTTGCTGTTACAAATACCTCGTATCAATGGCTTCAGTTGCTTTATGGGATGGTCGTTATTCAAGCACCTCGCAAGAATATCATCATTGATAATCTTCAGCCTTCACGTCAAAAAATCTAATTAAGATAACAACAAGTTAGATCCTTTCTTGGCCCCTTTGGAAACAAGGGGGTTTTTTATTTCTCAAGTTTTTGTTGACTCGTCCCGAAGAAGTGTTATACTGTTAGTAACAGTAAACTCATATATGGGGGGAGTTAAAAAAAAATGAATTGTCTTCATTGTCAAAAAGAGTTACCGGCCAAATTCGAAATCTTTTGCTCACGCTATTGCGCACTACAACACTATGGAAGGACCCGCTACCAAAGAGAGTGCAAACAATGTGGTAAAGTTGAGTTTGTTGATTATCGAGTAAAGGACAAAGACTGCCGCGCTTGCACAGTTTGGAACAAAGGGAAAAAGGGTGTTTATTCAGATGAAACTCGAGCAGCTATGGGAGCAAAGAATAAGGGGCGAAGTCCGTCTGAGGAGTCAAATCGTTTAAGATCTGACTCGTTAAAAGAAACCTACAAACATCAAGGGTCAAAATTGGCTGGTCGAGAATTAACGGAGGAACATAAGCAGAAAATCAGCGATACCATTCAAGCCTTCCCGCCAGATAAAAAACAAGAATTAAATCAAAGAAGATCCGAAAAAGCCAAATTATATCAACAGAATTTGAC